TCATCCCAAGTCCATATTGTATTAGTGGCACCAATTACCGCAAAAGCTCCAATAACTCCAACGGGGTAAGCTGCCTCAAGAGCTGTTAGGGTAGGAAAATATCCTAAATTATTGGAATCGGTAACGCTAGTTGAGAGATACGACATACTTATTTTATTTCAGGTTCGATTACTAGATTTCTTTGAGCTTTGTAAGCTCTTCGAATTGGAATAGGTTTTTGCAGCTCAAACACATACCGAGGTAGTTTCTCGAGTACGATATTAGTTTGCTCTACATTCTTGTTGGCTTTTTTAATTACCTCAGATGTTACTGCTTTAATTTCATCAGCAATTACCTTAACGTCAGACAAGTGAGTTTTACTGGTTTCAATTATTTGACCAACAACACTGTCTACTATCTTAGCTTGGTCTTCCATTATGTCGTGAGCTTTTGAAAGATTAGCCATGGAAAGAATTTTTTCATCATTTCTGACAGAAAGCCTATCTGAATCGAGTTCTTTAGCAAAACACTCCCCCTCAAGTCGAGACTTTCGAACCATGAGCTCGGCAATATCCACACTCAAAGAACCTCGAGTCCGGTCTTCAAGAGCCTCAAATTCTTTAATTATACCTTTTGAGAATTGGATAGTTTTATTTAATTCATCTAAATTTAACCCCGCTGTCACTAGTTCAATTTCTAATGCCTCTTTTTGTGAAGCAAGTACAGAAATTTCTCCCAGTAGCGTGTCTCGCTCCTGAGCCCAGGTTTGCATTGTTTCTGCTTGAGCGTGAGTTAAATCAGTCATAAATTAGTATCGAATTGACCGGCTTAGTGAACCGGTATAAGTTCCACCAGTTGTTCGTAATACAGCTCTTTCTCCTGGTTTAAATTCAAACCGAGGTCGCCCATCTTCTCCCGGTGTATCTTGAAGAGTAAGTCCTTGCCCGTCTCCAAGTTGAAAGGTTCCAAGGATTCGTTCGTCGTCAGCCACGTTTATGGCAATAATACTCACCGTACCAGCAGTAGAAAGGTCACCAATGAGTTCGTGGATGTAGTTCCAAGCATCATCCGCCGCAGCGATGATGACTGTGTCTCCCACAGGTGCCGAAACCGCGCTAGAGATTGTTTTACTGTGTGCATCTTGTAGCATACGTATGAAATTATTTTTATAAACAAGGCTTTTTAATCTGCCTATCCCAAACCCCAGAAGGGTCTGAGTAGAGAGACTAATGGGGTTAGCCAGTAGTTGTTCCGTCTCCGGCACTCCACATCCAACCTCGAAGATCTGATGCTCCAAGCACGGCTAGCGCGTTGAAGTTCATCACTAGGTCTTGGTTACCCAAGAGGTCAACAACAGCTGGTTCTGCGCGAGTAGGAAGAGCTTCAATGTAGAGGTATCCGTAATCTTGATTTTTCATCTTAGAATCGAACATTCCCCACATAAGACCAGTCATGCCTTGGTTTTCAAACGGACTCAACTCAACAATACTGAACGTGTCAGTAGCTGGTGCGTTGTTGAAGATGTTTGCCTGCGCTGGCGCAAGACCTTTCTTCATAGTTTCGTTGATAGTCTTAGCAAACTGAGCTGAGATTGATCCATTTCGGACCACCAAAGTGTCAAGTGTTGACATTAGTGGCATACCTCGACCGTCTTTCTTCAACGATTGCTGTCGGCGAGCCGCGAGCAATGAAGAATAAGTGAATTGTGGTGAAGGCGTAGCTCCATCAACAATCACGTTGGTCCAAACCGGTCCACCATCTTCTCGAGGGTGGTTGGCTGCCCAGTAGGGTACTCCGTCAGCTCCCATCGTTGAGATTGGAGTTGGTGTACCTACGTTGTTAATTGGCATCCATGTAAATGACGTACCAAAACCTTGGGAAAGAAGACATTGCGCGAGGTAGTTCTTAGCTAGCTCGATTGAGTTCTTTCCTTCGAGGACTTTTGCCTTTACGGTTCCTTTGATCTTTGCAGCTGCACCATCAAACAGGAAGAAGTTTGATTGGAAAGTTAGTCGAACTTTCTTTGTAAAGTGCATCTGGGTGTAGTTTTTTGAGTACCCTTGGATTGGGGCATCAGACGCTCCTACACCACCGTCAGGAATGATTTCGGCCATTCCTAGACCTGTAACTCCAACGTCCGAATAAATTCGTTGGTTGTCAGTTACTTTGAACATGAAGTCCAAATACTCCGCTTTGATTTCTGCACAAACCTTGGGTGCAATGTGTTTCATCACATTGTTCACGATCACTGCATAGTCTTGAATTGTTCCATTCATATATGTGAGATAGATTAATTGTTACTAAATAAACCGAACCAGAATTTTCCGGTCAGCTGCAGCCCCGTACACTCCTTCTTGCTGAACAACTCCAACAGCTGAAGTTGTTCCTGTGTTGTTTACAACACCTGCGTTTGCTCCGAAGATCATCAGCTGTCCGTTGTGGGCAGCGTTTGAGTTGTTTGTCGAATCAGCAATCCAAAGATCTTGGTCGAAAACATCGATAACCGGAACAGAAACTAGAGCTTCCGCTGCTAGAATGTCTTGGTTACAGATACCTACAACTTGGTCTCGAGGGGTTGCAGCGGCCGCATTTACAGCTAGACCAGCGGTTCGCGTGACAGCGAAACCTTTAGTCATTACTACAGCAGATCCTTTTGCTACTTCTCGGAGTGATCGGGTTGGATTCTTGATGACACTTTGAATAAAAGCCATACTTTTAAATAAATTATCGAAGAGGTAGTCCTTTTAGTCGTCGGAAAGTAGTTCAATTGCTTTTTCTTCGGACATTCCTGTAGCTTTCATTTCGTCAATAGATTGTTGCATTTCTGTAGAAAAAGCTTGTCTATTCATGCTCCCTCCTGGGAACTGCATAGCATTTACTTTTTCAGCAACTCCGGCTCCTTTCAGTACGCGATCTTGCATTGACTCCGATGGACGAAACATATTTTCTCGAGCCATTTCGAGAGTTGATACCAACTCTTTTCCTGACTTACCTTGCCAAACATAATTTTTTTCAACAAAGTCGAAGAATACTTCTCTGACATCAGGATCTTGTAGATCAGGATGCTTTTCCACGAATTTTTTTAGATCACCTTGTACTTCAGCCGTTTCTCTCTCTTGACGTAGCATTTCAGCAATGTCTTCTTTGGTTGCACCACCAAGCTCTTTTAGTCTGGCTTGATCTGCTGCCAATTGCGGGTCTACTTCACCGGTTTGACCGATTGGATCTCCCTCACCCTTGTTTTGAGTAAATCTTTCTGTCGCACCTAGAGTTTTCAGGTCGCCCTTGGTCTCTGCGATCTTTTCAGAAAGTGCTTCCTTTGCTTCTGGAGTGTTGGCTGCTTTTCTCCTTTTTACCAGATCAAATAGCTCAACGCGTTTTTCATAAGACTCATCAGATTCGAACTTACCCTTGTTAGGAATTCGAAACTCGTCTTCTCCAGTTGCTCCAGTCGCTTGAGGATCGCTGGGTGCCTCATCTGTAGGAGCAGTTTCTCCAGTTGGTCCAGTTGGTGCATCTTCACCAGTTGGTCCTTCTGTATTTGCTTCTGCAGTTTGATCTTGTGGCGCTGCCTCAAGAGTCTGTCCAGCTTTAACATTTTCAAGTGATGCGGCTAACTCTGCATCGAGAGCAGCTTCATCAATTTCCGTGTTCACATCTTTGATTTCATCTTTTGGATCCATATGTATCCGGTCGTATCGTGACCGTCGCCGTTGGAATTACTTTTATAATAATAGTCTTTCTCACTTTACGCAAGTGGTTCCCTGGAGATAGAAGAGTGGGCTGCGACCTTTGCTAACTTCATTTTTAGAGAATCGACATTGACTGAACCTTCTCCAATAAATGAAAGTGCGTGTCGCTGGAAATCTCCTGGTCGTGATTCGTTTGATTTGCTAATCGTCGTTGCGTATTTTAACGGAACAATTATCAAGTACACCTCTTTATCTCGTAGTCGGTAAAAGAGAAAACCCTTCTTGGTCGGGAAGTGTAGTTTGAAGGCTTCAATCAGATCTTCACGATCAACCGGAAAACCGCAGGTAGTATTGAAGTAAGCCGGAGCAGTTTTAGTGCTCGGTTTGTGTGTAGTTTTATCAATTACTTCTTCTTCGGTTCGGGCAAAGAAATACTCAGCCTGATCAACATCATCTCCATCAACGTCTCGTAGAACGAAGGTATTTTTCTTGGCTTTATCTTTCGCTTCTTCAACTTCTTTAGCTTTGATTGCCTCTTCTTTTTTTTGCTGCTCAATAAAACTTTGTTTGGTTTCGATCAATTCATCGATTTGTATTTCGGTCACACCTTCTTCTAAGACGATTCCAAGTTTTTCTGCCTTATTTTTTTTGGTCGCTAACGACATATATTTTTAAAGTGATATATCCCTTCACTCAGGGGTTCTTATTTTATAATGCCACCAGCAACTTTTATGGGTTACCAGCGACTCGTTTATTTGAGAATATTCCTTTAAAAAACTTGTAGAATGAATCAACAAACCGGTGTTGTTCTGGAGTAATTTTTTCACGCACATCATCGATGTACTTTTTGGTTAATCTAAGGGCAGGAACGTCCATGCGGATTTTTGCAATTTTAGCGGCTTCTTCAATCAGTGCAAATTCTACTGGATACGGATGAATGTAAGTGAGGCGAATTTCTTCTCCTTTTTTAAAATCTTTGTCTAATCTGACGGCCAGTTGTCGTTCAACTTCTACCACATCAACTCGTTCTGATTCAACGAACGTAGCTGCCACTAATTCTGAATTAACTTGGCCAATCAAAATAGTAGACATCTCTTCAGCACTGATGACAAATTCATCACCTGATTTGGTTTGAAACTTCATTAGTTTTTTTTCAATGGCTTCTTCATTGTAATTAACTTGAAGAGTAAAGAGTTCTTTTTTTAGCTCGGTAGCTTGTTTCATTATTGTTGTTCGGTTATGAGACCTCCTTTTTTAATGAAGTCTATACTATTAATGAATTTTATAATCATGTCGCCTTGCGCGTCCATCGTCACAGCATTTACGATTGTGGCATACTCAGTTTCCCCCACAAGTTTTGTCTGCCGCGAACACTCTTTTAAAAGTGAAATTACAGTTTCAATATGTTCGCTTTGAGCAAACGCTATTTTTTTCTGGATGTGTGATTGTTGATCTATCATATTTTTCTAATTAACTGGGGAAAAATCCACCAGGACCAGCGGCTGCTCGACCCATACTAGCATCGTTAGCTGCTCCCATCGGAGATTGCGGTCGAGGAATATTCCCAGGGCTTAGTGGTCGCCCAAGATTAGGATCATCTGATTGTCCAGGAACTCCGGCTTCAGGATTCTCTCTTTTGAGTGGGGGGATTGTACCTGGGGTTTGTGGAGCCATCATATCACTTTCCGACGGCTGTAATCCAGCTGCCTCCTCAATCGATCGCTGCACATCAGCTGGAGCATCTTTGTAAAGTTTAGTTTTATCAATCGGTTCGTCAGTTGATGGTGGTGGAATTTCAGACGGTTGTAGAGCAATGATCTGATCATAAATAGATTTCGGAATATAATCGAAAATGTTTTCTTTTTGAATTCTAAGCATCCGTTCAAACGCTCGCAGCTGTACCGCTGAAGCTTCAGGATCTCGACCTCGAATATCAAAAATCAAATTAATCTGATTAGTAATCAAAGGAGAAATTGCCATGTAGTTTTGCTTCTGAATTTCCATTGAAGGCACAAGCATTGAATCCGGATCCATGACAAACTCAATATAAGTTTTCTTGTGACCATGTTCGCGCATTTCGCTAAATAGGTTACGAGCTGAAATGGTTCGGGTTGGTACATCCTCAAGCAGTTCACCTTCGGGAGTAAAGTCAAAGTTCATTCGAAGATTTCTCGAAGCGGTTACTACGTGACCAACAATCGTTTCGTCATCGTCACCGGTGACACTCTGGCTTTCGATAAAGTAGTCAGGATTTTGGTTTGCAAACTCAGCAACATTTTCGTCTGAGTCAATCATAAATACTTTGTCCACTGGGTACGTCTGTTCAATCCAAGACATTGCAATATGAGCATCTGTTTGCAGAGCGTTCATCATCGAGTTTTTAGGAGGGGTCAATCGGTTGAGAGCTGCTTCTTTCATAATAACAGTTGAGCCAAGAGTTGACTCAGCATTTTGTCCCGCAACGATGTTGTTGACTCCCGTGTTTTCTTCAATGGCAACTTTTTGGTCTCGGCCAAAAGCAATACCCTGCTGCACGTTCCCCGAAGTCTTAACTACATCGATAGAGCTACCCGGATTCTTGGGGTTAATGACATTTGGAGACCGTCGGTACGTGTTGGTACCGTTTTGTACTTGCGGACCAAAGAGTAACGGGAAAATCTCAGCCTCAACTTGTTGGGCATTAAGCGAGTTGATATAGGTAAACAGAGCCGTATTTCCGCGCATCATTTCGTACAACCCTACGCCGTGTGGGTCCAGAATATTTTTAACGAAACATCGCACCACCATGATTGATCCGTAGCTGTCATCATTTGGTAGTTCTCCATCGTAGATAATATACTTTCCACATTTTACTACGTACCGGTTAAGCATTACGTTTTCGTAATAGCCAATGGTGTATGAATTTTGAGACAACAGTTGATTTTCATCTTTTGACTCATCAGAAGTCGAACACTTTTCAAGAAAGTTTTTTCGTGCCTTAAAGCTTTCTATTTCTGGAACTATTGCAAACAACTCCGCTTTTTGAATATCTTTTTCGTAGTACACCTCAAACTGAGACCAGTAGTCACCGACATTTTGACCGATTCCAAACCAAGTTCGAGCTGGGTCCATTGGTTCGCGGTAAATATCGTCAAATAGAATCTTGTCAATTCCCTTTCGCTTGACTGAAACTCGTCTTGGATACGTACGCCAAGCAGCCCAGCCGTAGGTAAATAGGTTTTGGTAGGTTCGCTCCAAAGTATTCTGACCATTTCCACCTTTTAATGTCCAAGTGCGTTTCCACAGTTCATGTGCCGCCTTGTTGTAAATTTTGTCGTCACCAACCACCTCACAATCTGGGACTTTTCCAGCTAATACCGATGTGGCAATGAGAATTTTAGATAAAGCAATTGGTTCTTGGGACACTGGCACACCAGACTTGTTGTCATTTTGACCGTTTATCTTCTGCGGATACACATTGATGTCGTACGCGCCGTTAGACATTTTATTATAGGAAACCATTGACCCCCAACCGGTCTCTTCGTACACTTTTTTACCGTAAGAGACGGTGGTGTTGATGATATTGGCTTCGATTTCTTTTGAAAGTTCGTCAAATCGCTTCCGATACTGGGATTCTTTCATCAGTTTCTTCTTGTCCTCAACAAAAATATAAGAAGCTTTGTCTTTATCAGAGACAGTTTTTTTCTTAGTTGTGCCGGAGGTACTTTCTCCACCCAAGAGCTCAGTCTCTTCAGGTGAATCGGTTTTTTTATACATATCGGTAATAATAAAGTCTTTTAAAGATTAAAACAAGCTCCAATTTCTTATAGTTGATTACTCACTTCTTTTTTTTTCCAATCTCTAGCAAATATTCTTGATTTTTGACAGTAGTTTTCCAATTTCGACGGTCTGATCGTTTGTATTGTCGCAAAGGTCTGACCTTGTTCATGCCGCGGTTGCGCGGTGACCGGTGCTCACAGTGGAACACCACGTTCTCTCCTGGTTGGAGATTATGATGAAGACTTTTATATCGACGGCCCATGAATATATTATAACTCTCTTACTATCGAATTTTCTGATTGGTGTTGTGAATGATTTGCTGACCGGTCTTGATTCTGGGGTTCGCCAAACATGGCTTTAGCATATGAAAATCCTTCGCTATCGCTCGATTGAACAACGTACGTTCCAATCTCTTGAAGAATAGCATACGCGATAGACGCGGACATAATCACATCATCGTTTTTACCGGCCAGAGCTTCTGGTCGCCCCTTCATATTCCGTAAGAACGTAATCATTTCAACCAAAATAGCCATTGGAAAACCACCCTCTTTTTTTAAGAAGATAGCTTTGAGCGCCGCCAGCGCGAACGGTCGCGTAGCCGATGTCGTTTTCCAACCAAAGAACTTGGTGATGTTTTTAGTGATATCGTCAAATGATTTTCGGTAGTAGAGATTGACGTACCCCAGTTTATCAAGACCATCGTTTACCCATAGCCCGTCTTTGTTTGATTCGATTCCAAGCAGAGCCCAGTTGTAATACTTCCCGACATTGAAAGCCTCAGTAATAAATTCATCCGGAGGTACCTTCGATCTGTAAACAGCTACACACTCTTCGGTTGAGTGTTTGAGCACGTACAAACACTGGCTGTCTCCGTGAGCGAGACCTTCCGCCGTATCTCCCCCAATTACGTAGCGCATCCCTTTTATTGGTTTCTCAATAACTTCAAGATTTCCCGCTGAGAACTCTTGAAAAATAACTTCACCTTTTTCGTCTCTCGATAATTCCCCGCGCGTACCGTTGACCACTTTCTGCATCATCGCAAACACTTTAGCCGTCGGGAAATACGCTTGACCGGTAGATAGAAACGCCTCCTCTACAGTAGTCGGAAATTCTTGCTTGAGTTTATTGACCGCATCAGTAGAGTTTTTACCTCCAGCCTGAAGCCACTTCATGTAGTAGTACGTGATTTCGATGTCACTCAAATTGTGATCTCGCTGGTACTCAGCAAAATCAATCTCCCCCATTTCCATCTCAGCCACCGGAATAATTTCCGTAATTTTAGCCATCTCAGTATCATCGTACTGCCAGTTATAAAAGTGCGGTTTGAACATCACTCGAGATTTCATCGGAGTAATCGTGTCTCTAATTGGCCACCCCTCATTGAACATCTCGTAAAAACGTCCGGCCATTCCTTCCGCTGTCGATTCAATAAAAATAGATCCGTCGAACGGAACCGCTGGAAATGTTCCCGTTTCAACTTCCGCTGCTCGTTTCGGGTACGCCAAACAAAGCTTCGCAAACTCAGAGATGTGTACGTAAAAATAAGTTCCCGACCGACCAGAGTTTGATACCTGAATTGAACTGGTGGAACCTTCCTCCGGTCCATAGTCCACCACCACCTGAATCTTTTTCGCTGAGTTTCGGACTAATTTAAAAGAAGCTCCTTTAACCTCCTCGTTCATGTTACGAATCGCATAGTCAATTTTACGGTCAAAAATTTCAGTCGCGTCACCGAGGGTGTGAGCAATAACCAAACCCTCACGGTTGGTATTAAATAAAATCTCATCCAAAATCCAAAGGTCAATAAACGTCGTAAACCCAAGCTGCCTCGATTTCAAAATAATATGCCGGTAGTACCGCTTACTGGGATCATCCGGATTTAAATAGTTTTCAGAAAAATGCCGCTGCGCTCGGTTCATCTGAAACAAAGATTTAGGATTCTCTACGTCCTTCGTAATAATCCAATAGAGATTATCCATCCGCCATCGCTTGTTTTCAATCAAGTCCGGGTCCTCCATCAACTGAGCAACAATACTGGCGTTATGCTCTTTCTGAAATTGTATGTTGTATTTAGCCATCGTTTAAAAATCCATATCAATTCCATCCACTGGACCTACGACCTCAGCTTCTCTCGCGGTAGCTTTTTCTTCTTTAGAAATTTTCTCTTTCTTCTCCTTCTTTTCTTTTTCAAATCGGACTGTTTGAGTCTCAACTCGCTTTGTAAACACAGCTCGCAAAGGATTACCCTCAGGAGTTTTTAATTTAGCCGGAGATCTTTTATTATCAATTTTATCCCAAGCGGTTGTCATGGCTTTAAGCGAACCAATAAGATCTTTGTCTGAAAATTTTTTTACGCCACGCGTTTTAAATTCAGCCAGGATGGCTAGTAGCAAGTTATTGCTTTCAGTGGCTAGAACAGCAACCGCATTTTGATAGCCTTCAGTATTCTCAATTTTGTACTTAGCGTTATTTGCTACAGAAGGAGAAAAACCAGCTTTACGAGCTATCTCTTTTTTAGAACCTCCCTGACCAGTAAGCCTCATTGTGGCGTACGCATACTGTTTAGGAGTTGATCCGGTGGCTGGTCTTTTCATATCAGAATAATATCACACCTTTTTTGTAACAGTGAGTTTTTTTGGGAAATTTTTTTTTGAACTTTTTTAAAATCCGAAATTATATTTAGTGCGTTAGTGGTGCGGTAGTGGTGCGGTAGTGGTGCGGTGGCTTATTTTTCTTGGGGGGTAGGGGGAGATTTCTGACTAACACGACCGGGGTCAGACCGAAGGGACCCACCCCCTCTCCGATACTTTCAGTGTCAACCATTTACTAGACAAAATGGCCTTTCTCTTCCAGTAAAATCAAAAACTTTAGGGGTATTGACATATCATAAAAAATATTGAGGGGCACTACTTCTTATGCCCCGTCAATAGCAAACTAACATAGCGTTATAAACAAGGCTGAAAACAGGGTCGGGGCATAAGGGCATAAGAACGGCAAAAAAACACTGGGCGTAGAAAAATATAAAAAAAGTGTTTGCGCTTTTTTGGTGATTCTTATGCCCTTATGCCCCGAGGAGTCAATGTACCCATATAAATAAGGCTAGAATGGTCGGGGCATAAGCGGGGCATAAGCGGGGCATAAGAACTTGTGCCCCAACGAATTCTGAAAATGTCAATAGACAAAAGCGTTATAAATAAGGCTAAAATGGTATAAGGTAGGGAATCCTACCTTATACCAAATGACGTTTTAAACTTTTTTATTTTCTTTTTTACCTCCCCCACCCACCCAAAAGACACCCCAAAAAAACCCTCCCACCGTCATACCTTATAGATTTTTACATTATCAAGTTTCACCCCAAAAAAGCCCCCATTCTGATTCCTATATATGTACATTTTTGATCGGAATTTGACATTTTACAGTTAGATGTTATATCTAGTAAAAATGCATAGTAAATGATTGACACTGACACCCCTTTCTGATAACCTATGAATAAGTCCAGCAGGGGCTACAAAATAAATATCTTATGTCAAAGTCACTAGCACAATTTAAAAATGATATCACCGTAGGAACCGTCCTAGAATGTACAGAATTTGTCTGGTACGCAACCGCGCACAATCCCGAGACTGTAGGTGTACCGCCAGCCATGCAAGGAGCACGTACTGTAGCAACCAAAAATACCGTTGGCTTTATGTTTGATACTCAAAGTTATTTTGAGTGGCCAAAAGCTAGCGAGATGTCATACGTTGGCAATACCATCACCCTAGAACCTAAAAATAGTGATGGTGTAGCGTTTCAAAAGCGAGTCTATACAATTGCATAATTGCATCACGTGAGCGGTATCAAAATTTTGATACCGTGACACGCGACACAATAAAACACCGCGTAAAAAAATATGTATACCACAACTATCAAAATTAACACCGTCGAGGGAATCAAAAAAGCAGAGCGGGCGCAGTCAAAGCTCTACGGATTATATACTCACGTGCTAGTCGTGCCGCAAGGTATCGACTCGGTACAGTTACAAGCTTGGGATTAATTATATGAACCAGAAAAATCACGCGGTAGCCAACTATCGCCACCAGCAGAAAATTGACAACCGCAAAGACCTAGCAGCCCGCGCCTTGGTTGTCATTGCGCTGATGTTTGCACTTGGTACCGCGTACCTACTAGCAACCTTGCCACAATGTGCAACCGAGGACAGCACAATGTGCTACTGGAACGCGCAAACGCAAGGCAACGGCCAAGGCAATAGTCTAATCAATCTATCACTAACTAATTAATTTATGTCTCCAGAACACTATAAAAAAATCGCAGAAATTATCCAGAACTACAGCGAGAATGACACCACGGAAACGGCATCATGTATTGCGTATTCGCTAGCGTCTTACTTTGGACGGGTAGACTCAAA